CGCACCGAGATCAACCGTGCCCACGGCGAGGCCTACATGGCCTCGGGGGAGAACACCCCGGGCTTCGCGGGGTGGCGCTTTCTGCTTTCACCCGCGCACCCGCGCCCGGACATTTGCGACCTGCTGGCCGCGCAGAACCTGCACGGGCTGGGGCAGGGGGTGTACCCCGACCGCGAGCGCTGCCCCTGGCCCGCGCACCCGAACACCTTGAGCTTCGTGGTCATCGTGTTCCTGGACGAGGTGAGCGAGGCCGACCGGGCGGGCAAGGAAACCGAGCTGCAGGCGCTGGCGCGGCTAGCGCCGGAGATCCGTGCCGGGGCGCTGGGGCAGGGGAAGGCGGAGTATTTCGACCGTGGGCTGTTGCGGCGGGGAATGATCCGCGCGCCCCTGCGGGCGGTGCGGGAGCGCCTGACCCGCCAGGGCCTGATAGACGAGGGGGCATAGCCATGGACTTCCTGGAGCTGCTGGACCAATACAAGGCCAACCCGCGCCGCGAGAGTGCCGCGCTGGTGCTGCAGGACGCGGCATTGCTGCGCTACTGCGTGTGCTTTCGGCAAGTGAAGGTGCAGCGGCTGCAGGACTGGCTGGAAGAGGAGCCGAGCTGGGAGGCGCTGTGGCGGTGCGTGCATGTGGACGTGGACGCCATCGCGTTGCTGGCCAACGACGTGCCGGCCGAAGGCAGGCGCCAGGTGGAGCGCCTGAAAGGGCTGCGGCTGGTGTACCCGGATGGGAGTCTCCAGCCCATGGTGGAAAAGATCATTGCGAAACGCATAACGGATGCGCTGTCGTAGCCCGCTGGGCTGCGGTGCATGGCGGCCTGTCGGCCGGGAAAGGAGGTGATTGAATATGGCAACACGTTTGGTTCGCGGACGAGATCCGCAAATGTCCAAAGTGAATAAAAGCCTGCGTGCGCGTGGTCAACGCGCTGCGGCCAGCAGCCGCCGTGCTGCTCCTGCTGCCAAATCCCGTTCGTCGGGGTCTTGATCGGTAGGCCAGTTGCCGGAATATCCATGTTCTTTACTTGGATATTTCGGCAATATCAAAAAGTGATATAGTCGATCCGTCGATTAAATCGATTCCCGCACCTCGGGGACTTGCAGAGGTCTTTATGGAGAATCGTCATGCGTAAGAGCGTGATGCGCACTATTGAGTACGTGCGCCCTTTTATACCCAAGCAACAATTTGGCGTGATGCTGAGTGGCCTTCGTGGAGAAGAACGTGGTTTCTTCCGCGAGGCGTTCCGCTCCCTGGATGCGACCGTGCGCGCCATGCCCGTGACATACGAGCAGAGCGAGCTGGGCGATCAGGCCGTGGTGCATCTACATTACTTCACGGGTGGCATGGACTGGTGGATCACCGAGAAGGACATGGACGGCGGGACGCCGCAGGCGTTCGGCATGGTTGACCTGGGGCATGGGCCGGAGCTGGGATATATCAGCATCGATGAACTGCGGGGCATGCCGGAAATGAATATTGACCTGCATTGGGAGCCCGTCACCCTGGCGGAAGTGAAGGCGAAAAAGTACAAGGTCAATCCTGCATCGAATAAAGAGGACAAGAAATATACGGCAGCGTCCATCATTAAACCGCAAGACGTTATGGCAGAAAAACCGGAGTCCGGCGTTTACCACTGACGGGGGATTCCCCAGCCCGCACCTCGGGGTTTTGCAGAGGTCTTTTGGAGAAGCGATATGTTGAATCTGAAATCCGTCACATCCATAGCGCAGCGGCCCGCCGTCGCAGGGGCTGCGCGGGGGATCGTGTTCGATGGGCGCAGCGCCATCACGGTAGCGAATGCGCGGGACAAGGCCCCCTGGTGGGCCGGTGTGCCGCAGGTGCAGGCCGGCGTGCCGGAGGGGGCCGTGGCTGTGCCGGTCGATGCCATTCGCCAGCACCTTGCGCATAGCCGCCATCTGGTTGTTGCACCTGGCCACCTGCACAACGGGCATGGCATGCGTACCGAATGGCCGGTGGAGAAGGGTTGCGAAGCCGCCCTGGCCATGCTCCCGCCCCAGCCCGATGGGGAGCCCAACGTGGAGTGCGAGCTGGTGCTGGATGACCTGGACCGGGTGTTGATCGTTGCGGGCGTGCAGGATATTCGGCCAGAGCTCAAAGGGGTGCTGCTGGATTTCGACACGGGCGCCATCGTGGCTACGGACGGGGTCCGGTTGCATGTGGTGCGCGAGGCCTTGCCGGTGCTCCCTGGCCTGTCCATGGTGGTGCCGCGTGATGCGGCGCGCTGGATGCTGCACAGCAAGGATGAACGGGCTGCCGTGCGCTGCTGGGGGCTGGGGACGCCACAGGCCCGGGTGCTACTGCAGGCCAGCGATGGTTTCGTGTTCGCCCATGCCCAGGATGGGAAGTTTCCCGATTGGAGGGCCGTGGTCGGCGGTGGCACGCTGGAGCCCAAAGGGGCCAGGTTCCGGGTGGATTCCCGGGCCATCTCGGCCGCCGTTGAAGCCATGGGCAAGAAGCATCTTCAAGAAGGCGGATCGAAGCTCGGGGTCGTGTGCCTGGACGTGGCCGGTGGCCGGGTGTACGCGGGGAAAGGGCCGCACTTCACGGCGGTGGAAATGGCGGTAAGCCAGCCTGCCACCCCGGGCGTGTGGCCTTATTTTTCGGCCATGCAACTGCAGGATCTTGCCGATTGCGTTGGGTCAAATGCCGAATGGGCCTTGTCCGATGTTCCCATGGCGGGAATGCTGCGGGTGAAGGATGGCCTGTTTACCGGGGTCGTAACGGTCTGGAGGAACAACGATCAGCCATCCGATGGGAGCGAGCCAGCGGCGGCCGTGAGGGGTGGCACGATCATGACGCGGCGCGGCGCGGTGGTGGCGGAATACCGCCACGTGGACATCAACGCGAAGCCGGTGCCTGAACCAGAGCCGTGCCCGGCTGCCGTGGGGGTCATGGCGGATCGCCTTTGTGGGAAGGTGGTGAAGCTGCCGAGCCACCCAGGCCGCAAGATCAAGGTGATGCATTGATCCAAGGTGCCCCCCGTCCGGGGGGTGTCGTATCATATTTTGATATTGAACAGCAATGAAGAAATTGGATTTGGCGCTTGCGCTGCTGGGCCAGTTGGACCGGAGGCCGCAGTCGCAGCCGGAACTGGCCGCCCAGCTCGGGGTGAGTGTCCCCACCATCGCGCGAACGGTGGCAGAGCTGCGCAAGGTGGGGTGCCGTATCGAGTCCGTGCGGGATGGATCTTCTTGGGGGTACAGCCTGCAGGACTGGGGTGTTTTTGATGCGCAGAGGGTGCGCGATTTTCTAGCTGAGTAGGCAGTGGGCACAGTGCCCAAAGGAGAAATTTATGGCTAAGCCTGTCTTCATCCGGTTTGTTGGAAACGCTTTTCTCAACGGGAAAGACGTGGTTGCGTACAAGGTCGATGGTGGCATTCGACTTGCCCCGGAGACGCTGAGCGGGAAGTCGGTCGGGCCGTCCAAGACGGTTTCCGAGGAGGAGTTCGACAACCTGTTGAGCTTATGGACGCGGAGTGGCGCATTGGCACGCGGAGATGTCCGCATTACGCAGGCCGCGCTGGACTACGTCGGAATCCATATCGAATGACCAACCCCGTCTGTGACGTGGTGCGAGCCGCCACGGGGCACGACAAGGCCCTGCTGTCCTTCTCCTGCGGGAAGGACTCGTGGGCCGCGTGGCTCAGTGCGCGCGACCACTTCGACTTCACGCCGTACTACCTGTACCTGGTGCCGGGCCTGGAGTTCGTCGAGGACTACCTGGGCTATGCGGAGCAGGTGCTGGGCAAGCGGATCGTGCGGTTGCCGCACCCGTCGTTCTATCGCTGGGTGAACGAGATGATCTTTCAGGCGCCGGAGCGGGGGCCGATCATCGATGCGGTGGGGTGGCCCAACTGGGACTATGACGACATGCGCGGCGCCGTGATTGAGGACTGCGGCTTGCCCGAGGACGTTTGGACGGCCACGGGCGTGCGCGCGGCGGATAGCCCGATGCGGCGTGCATCGCTCATCAAGAACCAGGGGGTGAACGCCAGGCGGCGCTACTTCTACCCCTGCTGGGACTGGAAGAAGGATCGGCTGCTGGAGGAGCTGGTGCGCACGGGCATCAAGCTGCCGATCGACTACAAGGTGTTCGGGCGCTCCTTCGACGGCCTGGACTTGCGTTTTCTGCTGCCCATTCGGGAGCACTTTCCGCGCGACTACCAGACCATTCTGGACTGGTTTCCGCTGGTGGACATGGAGGTTGCACGCTATGAGTTCGCGCAAAGGTCCGGGGATGCCCGGATCGCCGGCCAGCGCCGGCGGGCTGGATGATCTGGACGCGCTCGAAGGCCTTGATGCTCTTGGCGATCTGGACGCGCTGGCGGGCCTGGAGGGGATTGGCGCCGATGCTGGCGCAGCAGACCCAACGACCGGCATCGACTACGACAACCTGACGAACGAAGAAGCGACCAAGGCCGAGGTGAGCGAGGTGCTGGCCGCGTTCAAGGCGCGGGCGCAGGCCGAGCAGGATCGGTTCGCGCTGGTGACCGACAGCGAGTATTGGGTGGGCGTGTGCTTCCAGACGCGCGAACAGAAAGAGGCGTTTCTGGCTGGCGCGAAGCTGCTGCAGCATGGGGACAAGTACATTGACGGGCGTTTGCTGGCCAAGCGCATGGGCATAGAGCTGCCCGGCGCGGCCGTCCCCTACAACCCGTCACCGAAGGTGGACGCGAAGTTTGCCGCGCTGGTGAAAGACCTTTGAACGATGAACCTTGCGAATCCCTACGGTGGCGGCAATCACCACCGCATCAACTGGCGCCGCGATTGGGCGGTGGATCTCGACGCGCTCACGGCAACCCATCAGCCGACGGGCTTCGCTGTGGCGTTCGCGCCATGCAGCGAGGGCGGCTACACGGCCTGTATCGGCTGCGAGCTGCCGCCGTTCGGGCCGGATGGCGAGGAAGCCATGGCGCAGATGTTCGGGTTGCGCCAGTTGCTCAAGGACGGCTGGGACATCTTCCATACGGTGGCCCGCAAGCGGGCTCGGTAACGCTACTTTTTTGGTAGCTGCTGGCGCTTTACCAGCATCACTTTGCCCCCTTTTTTTGCAGTAAAGAACCCATGAAGATGCCGAACGCGGGCTGATCCGCGAAAGGCATCCATGAAGCGTTCCATCACTGCACTTGGCAAGCTGGCCGTGGCGGCCGGCTCTGCCGCACAGGCGCCCGCGCTCGGGCGCCACATTCGCCTGGGGCAGGCGGATGGCGTGCCTGGCCGGGTGCGCTTCCTCTCGCAGCGCGTGGCGCTTGCGGAGGGGCAGATCACTTCCTGGATCACGCTGACGCGCGTGGGCGACTTCTCCGACCCGCGCTACGGCAACTTCTCCATCACCCACCCCATGCTCGCCGAGATGGTGGGCAACTTCGACAAGCGTGTCCTGGGCCAGGACGTGTTTATCGACGTGGCCCATGCGCCCGACGACGGCGCGGCGGCCAAGGTGCTGCGCCTGGCCGTGGAAAACGGCCGCTTGCGCGCACTGGTGGAGTGGACGCCCTATGGCATCGAGGCCGTGAAGAAGCGGGGTTTCACCTACCTCTCGGCCGAGTACCACGAAGCCTGGCAGGACAACGAACAGCGCGCCCAGCACGGGTGCGTGCTGCTGGGTGCGGGCCTGACGAATCGCCCGGTCATCAAGCACCTGGAGGGCGTGGACCCGAAGCTGCTTTCCCAACCCTCCGACGACGACGCGCAGCTGCGCGTGGCCGTCTCCCCCCAACTTTTGCGCGAACTGCAGGAGCAAAGCGTGTCCTACATCGATCAACTGCGGGCCCACTACAAGACGCTGGGCCTGCCTGAATCCGTCATCACCAAGCTGCTGGCCGAGGCACAGAAACAGTTCGACGCCGCTGGCGCCGACGAGACGAAGTGCCTGGGGCTGGTGACCACCTGGAAGGCATCGGGCGATGCCGTGAGCACGCAGCTCAAGACGCTGGCCGAGTCCGGCCACGCGATGCCGCAGCATGTCACGATCACCCTGGCGCAGCCTGCGGTGGACGTGAATGCAGCGGTGGCCAAGGCCCTGGCGGACCAGACCGAGGCCCGCACCCTGTCCGAGAACAAGCGGGCCGAGAAGGTCAAGTTGCTGTCCACGGCCCTCAAGGAAGCGCTGCCGGATCTGGACGAAGAGGCCTTGAAGGCGCTGGCTGCGCCTGCCGAAAGCCTGGTGACGCTGGACATGCCCGACGAGAACGTGAAGGCGCTGGCCGCCATCCAGGCCGGGCACGCCAAGGCGCTGGCGGCACAGGCCAAGCTCAAGGGCCTGGGCTATGTGCCGGTTCCGGGCGATGCGCGCATTACGGTGGACAGCAGCAACACCATCAAGAGCCTGCAGCAGACCATTGACCAGCGGCTGGGCTACGCGGGCATGCCCGAGGCCCGGCGCTACGAGAAGACGGGCGGCACGCTGCTGGCGGCCAACAAGGATTTCGCGGAGAAGGCGCTGGCGCAGTTCGACGCGATGCACGGCCAGCGCCTGGCCGACGAGCACAAGGCACTGGCGGCGGGCAAGGGCGCGATCAGCGACGTGCAGGTGCCGGCCGTGGTGGAGCGTACGGTGCTGCGCGAGGCGCTGTACCAGCTCACCAGCCTGAACGTGGTCAACGTGGGCACGGCGCCGTTTGCCAGCGTGCTGTCGCTGCCCTTCAGCTACCGCGACACCACGGCCGCGGGCGTGAGCGCGCTGCGCCGCTACGAGGGCCAGGGCATCCGCCGCGCGGGCGTGAAGCAGACGGCGGAAGAGGCGCGGCCCATTCCGCAGAAGCTGGCGTTCCTGGTGTCGAGCGAACTGCGCCTGCTCATGGGGGCGTCGGTGATCGACTTCGACCCGGTGGCCGAGAACGTGCGCAACATCATCCGCATCGTGGGCGAGGACACCGAGGCGCTGAACTACAACGAAATCGTGCATGCCGCCGACGAGGCGGGCGCCGTGGCGTTCAACGACAACCTGGGCGCCCAGTGCACCGGCGCGAACGGGGTGTTCGTGTGCTCCAGGTTCCCCATCGTGCGCCCGCGCAAGGTGTTCGACCTGCAGGGCGGCCAGGTGGGCGCCACGGTGAATCCGCTGGTGGTGACCTACGACGGCGCGCAGCGCGCCGAGTTCGCGCTGCCGGCCGATGGTTCGGCGCTGCCCGCGGGCATTTACCACCTCATGGACTGGAACCTGGGCGAGCTGCGCCTGCTGGACCAGAGCGGCGCGATGGTGGTTCCGGCTGCAGGCAAGGCGCTGACGGTGTCCGGGTTCTACTCGACCAACGCGGTGAAGTGGGACATGGACGCGGTGAACGGCGAGAAGGTGGGCGAGCGCTACGACCGCCTGCTGGCGGTGCTGGGCGCGCGCAAGGTGGTCATTGAGAACGACCGCTACTACACCGCCAACATGCTGCTGATGAGCGGCGCGCTGGACAACGCGATCACCCAGGCCGACAGCTTCCGCGCCGCCAGCTCGCGCGTGGCCACCGGCCTGGCTGCGGACGGCAGCCTGGGAACGACGAAGAACATGCCTACCTTCAACCCCACGGCGCCGGGCCTGGTGCTGGGCGACTCGCGCATTCTGGTGGGCGAGCGCGGCAACACGCGGTTCCGCATGGTCAAGCCCTTCCAGATGAACCCGCTGGAGCAGGCGCGCAACGCCGATGGGCAGTTCACCGACCAGCAAGAGGGCTTCGGCACCCAGTTCGTGGTGAGCCATACGCCGACGCCGCTGCGCAACAGCCTGACCTCGGTGATCGTCCACAGCGGCGCGGGGCGCGTGGCGCGCGCCGCCTGACGGTGCGAGGTGCCCCATGCCGACGAAGTACATCGAGAACACCGGCGCCTCCCCGATCTTCGTGGGTGGCAAGCTGATCCCGCCCAACGACGGGCGCGACATCGACGTGGCGCTGCTGCCGCCCGAGCACCGCGACGCACCGGCCCCGGCCGGGGCGCAGGATGCGCCGAGCCTGGCCGACCTGGTGGCGCAACTGCAGGCGAAGACCGTGAAGGTGATCGCGGCGGAGCTGCCGCAGCTCACCCATGAAGCGCTGGATCTGCTGGCCGAGGCGGAGAGCGCCACGGGCAAGCCGCGCGCGGGCGTGCTGGCCGCGATCGAGGCGGAGCGCCTGCGCCGCGCGAACGAGCGCCTGCAGGCCGAGAACAACGCGCAGGACGATGCCGCCTACGCGGAGCAGCTTGCGAACCTGACCGCCGAGCAGCGCGCCGCCCTGGGCGAGCCGCCGCAGGCCTGAGCCAGGCGGGAACGCGCCATGCCTATGGACATGCCCTCCCTGGTGGCTGACTTGAAGGAATCGCTGTCCAACTTCGTCGTGAAGAAATTCCTGGCGGAGGGGGATGCGGACTTCAAGCGCCTGCTGCGGCGCGCCTTGCTGGAGATGCAGGCCAAGCGGCCCGCGACCCGGCCGGGCGAGGTGGGCCTGTTCCCGCACCAGCCGCGCTACCGCGTGCTGGCGGATGACTTCGCGCAGCTCAAGACGCACCTGTGGGCCGATCCCGCCAGGACACCGCCGCCGTGGGAGCCGGGCTACCCCGGCGCGGTGCCGCGCGTGGCCGCCGCGTGGGACGGGCTGG